CGCCGCTTTGCCGCTCGCTGCGGCGGTCTTTGGTTGGCGAGGCATGAATACTCCTTTGGTGGAATGTTATGCCTTGCACACAAAATTTCTGACAGGCTCAGCGTCCAGGATGCTTGGTCAGCGTTTTTGAGTCGGCAGCGCTTTAGTTGTCCATAAGCACCTGCCAAGTTGGAGGTGCCACCCTGAACACGGGAGATGTAGACATACGTTCCGGGAGCTTTAGCTACAAAATCAAACCCCTCGCATTGAAGGTTGGAAGTTATCTGAATAGGGACATTTCCATTGGTATGCTCGATCACAGCCCCATACTCGGCATAAGAGTACCGCTGCGCTTTGAGCATTGCAAATGCTGTACCAAGTTGATATAAGCCGAATACCGACGTGCCGTATGCATAGTGTGTAATCTTCAGCATCGGCTCTGCCACTCCAGGCCACACCGTGGAGTCGTCTACCACAAATACCACAGGGGCGTATTGGGTTCCCATTGCAGAGAAGTAAAACTGCGCTGATGTATTGACTACCACACCAGTTTGAATAACCTTGTCGCTGCGGACTATTACCGCATCACCGGGATCAACAGAACCAGCAAGCGGTAGCTTTGAACTCCACAAACCGTACCCCATATACGTGATAGCGCTCGACCACATTAGTCCTGAGTTGAACAGCCAGCCCCAGCAGCCACCAGAGCCACCGGACCATGTGGCTGCAGCTGAATTGGTCACGTTGGCAAACATCGCTGCCACCAACCCGTTCCAACTTGCAGAACCAGAGCGCGTCATCAGCTCCAGGCTGTTGCCAGTGCGGCGCGCAAACAGTGAATCTCGTACTTTGTGCTGTGTCCAGCCTGCAGGTCGGTTGACCACCAGACCGCCATGAAAATTGATGGCTGTGACCAAGTTGTTGATCATGGTCGTGAGCGTGGCGCTGTATTGCGCGTTGGGTGTGGCCGACTCTGCAGATGTAGTGGCCGACGCCGTACAGGTGACGTTGACACCCATGATCGACACCACGGAGCTAGCGGAGAACACCCAAGTGCTCATGTCGATGCTGACGGTGGCTGACGATGTGGCAGGCGTAGTGGCTGTGCCATCCCCCTCTTGCGGAACACCCCAATCCGGCGTGGTATGTGGCATACCATTGCTGGTGTAAAACGTGCGGCTGGCTAGTGTGCCGTTGAACCCATGCGCAGCCACGGTATAAGTGCCCGTGCCGCCCGTGCCAGTGCCGTAGCTGACGATGGTCAGTGGGTAGGCGACGCCCATACCAGTCAAATTGGCCCCGAGCGTGATCTTACCGCTGGTGATGGCGGTGACAGTGAGCGTTGCACCAGACAGCGAGCCGGTGAATTCGGCGGTGTTGGCATACGCCCCGTGGTCACAGTATTTGGTGGTCATGCCAGAATCTCAGCAGCGCGGCCAGGCTCAAGGAACCCCAGCGCGGTATAAAGGCCCAGCACTTTGGCGGTGGCCGGATCGTCTCGGTTGACGCCGGTAGCCGCCTTGTAGTCTTCCAGGCCGCTACGCACCTCGTCCCGCTGCTCTTCCGTCAGGTAAGGACTGCTCTCAAATGTCGCGTTGAAGCGGTCAATGGCCAGCCGCTCTGCATCAGTGAACAGCAACCGCCACGCGCGCTTGGTCAGCTCGCGCGCAGACTCCATGCGCGGCACTACGTCCGCAATTTCTTCAGGCAGCGCGTTGTGGTCGTGGGTGTCAAAGCCCATGCCGCTCCAGGCGATGGGTGCGTCCGCGCTGTAGCGTGTGACCTCTTGGCCAGTGGCTTTGGATTGGACGGTGTAGGTGGTCATGGTGCAGCCTCATAAGTGGTGATGGTCTTGGTGATCTCGTCGTTTTCATCACGCTCAACGGTCTGCACTGCACGCACGGGGTGCACGTTGTTGACCACCACGTCAGCGGGTTGCACAGTGATGGCTGGTGCGGCCACGGCCACTTCAATGACCGGAGCGGGCAAATTGATTACCGGGGCAGGCTGCTCGGCCATATGCACATCCACCTGCACATTTGCAGGCGGCGAGGCGGGCGGTGCGGCCACATGCACCATGCCCTCATGTAGGTGGATGTGGATGGCCTGCGGTGCATTGCGGGTCGGGTCTGCTTGTGGAGGAGTTTGTTCGGCAAACGTTGCCGGTTTCACGTCAGCCACAGGCGCCACAGTTGGGGTGGCGCTGGTGTCATCCGCCAGCCCTGCCACAGCACCCAGGCGGGCGGTGAAGGCGCTGCGCGTCAGCGCTTGCGCCACTGCATCAGCGTCAAGTTGTGCAAGCACGCTGGGCAGGCGCTCCACAAACTGCGCTGCCGTCTCGTCCTGGGCCACTGCGGCGTCCAGTGCGGCCTGCAGCGGTGCGACCATGGGGGCCAGCATGGGCTGCCAGCTTGCCAGCTCAGCGTTGATCAGGGTGTCAATCTCGTCGGGGGGCTCGGGGGTGGCGGGCTCGGCAAAGGCGGCAGCGGCTTTTGATGCATTGGGGTCAGAGCCCAAGTTTGTCTTTGCCAAATTGGGATCTGACCCCAAAGCCGATGCGCCAACGGGTGCAGGTAGCACCACCACTTCAGGCGCAATGTCATCGTCCTGCAGGTCATAGGTGCGCTTCCAGTAGGCGGTGCTAAAGCGCAGGCCAGCCTCGGTCAGTGTCTTGTCGCGCTTGGCCTGAACCTCGTCCACCTCTTTTTGCTCAAACAGCTCAAACTTGGGCGCGGGTGCGCCTTCCCCCTCATTGCTGTCCACCACCCAGCGCAGCAGCTGGTTGATGGTGGCCTCGCACAGGCGGGCGTCGCCATCGCGCAGGTCTTCGGCCACCTCCAGGCCAGCGGTGGCGCTGGCCTTGTTGGAGCTGGCTTCCGTGCTTTGGTTCTGGCCCAGCAGGGCAATGGCGATCTCGCTGCGGCAGAACATCAGCAGCCGCTCGTACAGGTCGGCGCTGCCGGTTTTGCTGCCAGCGTCCATGATGTCCACACTGGCATCGTCCGGAATCACGCCCACGGCGTCCTGCACCATGGCCTCCAGCTGGTCCAGCAGCTTGTCTTGCTCGGGGGCCGGGGTGCCGCGTGGCGTTTTGCCCACCACCCAGGGTGTGCCAAACTTCTCGGTAAACGTCACCCAGAATTTAAGCCCGCCGCGCTTGAACACTGTGGGCCAAAAGCACATGCTCAGGTCGGCAAAGCCATACGGGTTGGCATAGCTGGCCTCTTGCGCGGGCACCAAAAACTTGCGCGGGGGCAGCAGCTCGCCCAGCATCGGGGCCTCACGGCTTTTGAAGCGCAGTTGCGCATCGCCATCAAAGTGGAACCACTGCACCGGCTTGCCCACCACATCCATTGGCACGCGCGGGCCCGCTCCGGGTGGGCTCCACAGCACCTCCAGTGGTTGCCAGCCGTACAGCACAGCGTCCATCATCTCGTGCAGCACGCGGCGCATGTCCAGCTTGCCCAGCACTTCTTCAGCCAGCTTGGCGCTGCGGGCGCTGGCCTTGTCGCGCTCCACACGCCACTCCAGCCCTTGCACGGCAGCTTTGCGACGGCGGATGCAGCCGCCCACGTGGGCATCGCCGCGCAGATCGGTGTAGACGGTGATGTCGCGGCCCTGCTTTTTCAGGATCGGGTCCGGGTTGGGCAGGTACATGCCCAGGGCGGCAAAGTCGGGGCTGCGCTCGCGGGTGGCAATGTGGTCAGTCAGCGTCTTGCGCGGCTCGGCAAAGCTGACAAACTGCGTCGGGGAGATATAGAGGCCTTTGGGTTTCATGGTGGGCAATCTCTTTTCAGTAACCCTGCAGGGCGGTGCGCAGGTCGCTTTTGCGTGGGCGGCTGGTGGCGAATACGGGGCCGGTGGCGGTTGACGACGCGTGTAAGGCCAGCGCCAATGCCCAGAATCGGTCAGCGTGGCCGTCTGGTGTGCTCTCGGCCACAAAGCGGATGTTTCCTGCGGCTGTCACCACCTTTTGCACCTTGCGCAAGTCGGCACGGATTACCGGGTCATCAGGTATTCGCACCTTGCGGTCTTCCATGGCACCACGCACTGGGTAGGCCATGGCTTCTTTGACAGGTCCAGTGAAAGTGACGGCTTCCACCCTGGACTCGCCGAATTTGTCCTGTGCGTCATCCGCCCAGCCAATACCCAGGCCGGTGGCGTCAATGCAGATGCGATCGCAGAGGGCAAACCATGGGTACAGGATGGCTTCCTGGGCGCTCTTACGCATCTTTTCCATCGGGATCACCGCGCGGGTGTAGAACACATCACCAAGCTGCTCCACCACCCATAGCACGGTCAAATCCTTCTTGCGGCCAATGTCCACACCGCAAAACAGGCGCCCGGTGAACACGTCTTCCAGGCTGCGCTCCCAGTAGGTGCCAGCTTGGTATTCACAGGCCATCAAAAGCTGGTATTCCAGAAACTTGGCATCGTCATCGGCCGGGATGCACATGTATTCCTGGTCAAAAGACTCTTCGTCTGCACAGCCGCTACGCACAAAGTCAAAGTACTCGGCCTCGGTCATCACCTGCTGCTCAGCATCTGCGGGCAGTGCCTGCTGCAGCTTGTACAAAAAGCCCTGGTCCAGCGCATCCTGCAGGGTGACCCGGTGCAGGCTGATCTTCTTGGGGTTGCCCTTTTCGCGGGCCTCACGGATCAACCCGTTGAAGAAGCTGTAAGACCCGCGGTGTGTGCTGATCACCTCCATGTTGCCGCCCCAGGTGATACCCGGGTAAGCAATGGCCCACAGCTTGCGCTGGTCACTGTGCAGCGCAAATTCGTCCAGCACCCGGCTGCCGCGCTTGCCTGCCTGCGCGTCGGGGTTGCTACTCATGCTGTGAATGCGCCGGCCACTGGCAAACTGCAGAACGTAGGCGGTGAGCTTGTCCTTGGCGTCAATCACCACTTCGCCCAAGTCCTTGGCCGCCAGATTCATGATGCCCGCCCACAGCTTGCAGTCTTCAATGAACAGGCGCGCCTGGATGTCATCACGGCTGCTCACCCACTCATCAAACCGGGCACCCTGGGCCGCTGCGCGCTCATCAGCACCGTAGGCGGTTGACCAGCTGATGCCGATCTGGCGCGACTTCTCCATCAGCTTCAGGCGCGAGGGGTCCTTGATCCACTTCGCCTGGAACGGCAAAAAGATGGCGTCCCGGTCAGCCGGGATGATCTTGGCGCGGCCTTTGAGGGTTGCCATCAGACGATCCCTAGCGCCTCGCGGATGGCGCGTTTGGTGTCTTCAGTCACGCCGCCCTTGCTGCCCATGGCGTCGAGCTGGGCGCGCTGCTCGGCCAGCAGCTTGGCGCGGGTGTCCGCTTCCACCTTCGACTGAAACTGTTTCAGGTTCACGCTGCTGCGGGTCAGCGTCGCAATGTTCTTGGCCGCCATGCTCAGCATGCCCACGCGTTCACCCGGATCCGCCTCGGGGTCATCGGCTTCCTGCAGGTTAAGAATCGCCTCGAACAGCTCCGTCTGAATCAGCGCTGTCAGCGCTTCGCTGCGCGCGTCCTTGTCGTCACCGGCTTGCGCCTGGATGATCTTGGCGGCTTCGGTGCTGGCGCGTATGGCGCTCAGGCGGCGCTCCAGCTTCTGGCCGTAGCGGTGCACTGCAGTGCGGCTGGGCAAGTCGCCCGCTTGTGCCTTGTCGGGAAAGCGCTCACGCAGGTCGGTGATCAGCTCGTCCAGCGTCACGCGCCCGCTGGCCAGCCTGCCTTCGATGTAGCTCTTCACATCCTCTGGCAGCTGGCTGATGGTGCTTTTGCGACCCATGGCTTACCAGTACTTTGCCGGGCGGGCAATGCCAGGCTCACACACCACGGTGTATTCGGCCACGTCCACACCAATGCGCGTCAGCTCCGCGTGCCACTTGCCGCTGGGCTGCTTGTCCAGCTTCACCAGCTCACGGTCATGCAGGTAGTCCAGCTCGCGGCGCAGCTCCAGGGCTGTGGCGTCGGGGTACTCACTCTGCGCCACGCTCAAGACCAGCCCTTCAAAGGCGCCGATCGGGCGGGCGTTGTTCAATGTGAGCAGAACCAGCCAGCGCAGGGCTTCGCGGCGCAGGCGGGCGTGGTCAATCTGGGGTTGGTTCATGGGGGCTCCCTGGTCAATCGGTTTTGGCGGCGCGCAGCTGGGCGTTTTCCATCTTCATGCCCAGCCCGTCAATCTTGGCTTCCAGCACGCTCTGGCCGCGTATGTAGTCTTCACGGCGCACGTAGTGCACCGGTATCTCGGCCTTCAGGTTCAGCAGCTCGCGCTCAATGCGCTGCCACTGGTTGGCCTCGGCCTTGGCCGTGGTCTCAATGCCGTCCAGGCGCCGCTTCAGTTCTTTGTTGTTGGCGGCGTCCAGCAGCTCGTGGTTGTCAAAGCGGGTGTTGACAATGGTGTGGTTCTGGCGGCTGATGACCTTGGCCATGGCCCAGAACCCGCTCAGCAGGGCAAAGATCACCCACAAAATATTAGCCAGGTTGAATTCAACAATCATGGTGCACCGTGCCAATCAATCAGTTTGTCGAGCCGGTTGCGGCAGGTGGTGTACTGGGCTGCGGCGTCAATGGCCCAGTCTGCAATTTGGGTGTCTGTGGCGAACTCGTCGCCACTGCTGCTTGCCGCACTGCCTTCGTCGTCTGCAGGGCTGGTAGCGGGCCCATGCGCTGCAGCAGGGCTGCTGGCGGGCGCGAGCCGGGTGGACACACCGGGGGCGGCGTTGAGCACGCGCAAAGCAGCGCTGCCAAGGCAAGCCCGGCCAGTCGTTTGGGTAGAGATGGCACGGTGCGCCTCCTGGGTCAGTTGATCAATCGTGGCCTGTTGGGTGAGTAGCCCTGTGGTCAGGGCATCGCCCCGGTCCTGCTCGGCCTGCAGCTGCCGCAGTGCGGCCTGTTGCTGGGTGGCCCGGGCTTTTAGAGAGGTGTTTTCCGTCAATACGTCGCCTGCATAAGCGGCCAAAAAAGCCACCAGCAGGAGCAACATTGATGTCCAGAAGGCAGGCGAGAAAAGTAGCTTCATTGGGCAGCTCCTGGTGCGCCCTGGCCCAGGCACATCGCCCGCAGTGCCTGGCGGTCTGCCCACACGCCGCGGCAGGTTCGGTTGTCTGGGTGGCTGCACCGGTCTTGCGGCTTGGTCACCGTACCGGCGCGGTCGTAAAGCAAGATGGCATCACAAGCGCCTTGGTAGTCGCCCACGGCCAAGCGGCGCACGATGGTGCTGGGGCCCGTGCGGTCGTTATTCCTGCACACCGCCGTGGTGCCCGCGTTGTGGCCCAGCGCCACAAAGGCATCCCACTCGTACTGGAACATCGGGGCACTGATGCACCGCTTCAGCGCTCGCTCGGCATCGCTGGCATCGGTGCGCAGGCGGATCAGCGCCCGCACAGGTGTGGTCTTGTCACCCATCTTCACACCCTGGGTGGTGCCAAACCCGATGGTGGCCACCCGTGTGCCGTGCACAGGGTCAGGGTAAGCGCGCTCGCTGTAGTCCTCGCGCTGGGCGATGTAAGCCAAACCCGTGGCTGACAGTACCAAGGCGGCTATAGCGGTGCGGTTTATTTCCATGCCTCCACTGTCGCGCGCGCGAGCGCAGAGCAATAAATGAAGCGCTCCATTTATTAGAGGCGTGTGCAGGCGCTGAAACTGCATGCTTCACAGCGATCAACCCTCAAGGACAAAGCAATGAGCTATTCATTTCAAGTGCGAGCAGCCACCAAGGCGCTAGCCAAACA